AGCGGCCTCAGAGGCTAAGATCGCTTCACTCGCGTTGGGTGAGGATGAAGGCACCGAGTTCAGTGCCGACGATGCAGCCGAAAAGGAAAAGTCCCTTTCGTCTAAGATTCGTATCTCCGGTAAAAACTACGGTAAGTAATCCAACCCTGTTCCTGAAAGGAATTTAGCCTAATGGCCAATGATCTGTTCACAGTAGCGGACTTCATCAGTGATGCACTTGATGTTGATCCGACAATGACAAGTGAAGTTCTGAATGGTTCTCCGTTCATCTCACGTCTGCCTATCGGCGACACCTCGGATGGTTCTGAAACTCACAGCTACAACAAGTACACGGGTGCTCCTGTAGTTGGTTTCCGAGCCGCGAACGCTGGACGAGACTACGACTCAAGTGCGGATACCGTCGTTACGGTGGCTTGCACTATCCTAGACTTCTCATGGCGTGTTGACTACGCTGTAGCGAACGCATGGCGTAGAGGTGCAGAAGACCTGATCGCCCGTGAAGGTGCCCGGCATCTTGCGGCGGCTCTATTCAAGCTGGAGAAACAGTGCATTTATGGCACGACTGCTCTTGGGGATTCAGCAGGGTTTTCAGGACTCCTGAACAACACTGATCTTGATGCCCTTGCCGATGACATGGTTATCAACGCGGCGGGTTCAACTGCCGATGTACAAAGCTCCGCGTTTGCGGTACGAACGGGCTTTGATGATTGCCGACTTGTCACACCAATGTCTCGCGGCATTAGTCTTGGCGATACGATTGTCACTGAAGCGAATGATACCAACTATCCGGTGTACTACACGCCAGCTTCAATGTACATCGGTTTCCAGATGGGTGGCAAGTACTCAAATGGCCGTATCTGCAACATCAACAGTGTTACAGATACTAAGCCTTTGACGGACGACCTGATCTCTGATCTGCTGTCTCAGTTCCCTTCAGGGATGGGTCCAAGTTTCATGATCATGAACCGAACGTCTCTGAAAGACCTTCAGCAGGGTCGTACAGCTACCAATCCTACTGGTAACCCTGCACCATTCCCTTCAAGTGCGTTTAACGTACCTATCTTCACGACGGACGGCATCGTCCAGACTGAAGCAGTGGAAGTGTAACATGAGCGACGATCTGTCTCCGTTTGAGCGGGCACTAAGTACGGGATTAAGAGTTACCCGGAATGCCGTTGGTGTTCCGGTGACCTACCTGAGAGGGGCCACCTCACTAACTATATCAAATGCCGTTCAGGGTTACACCAGTAAGCAATCGATTGATGTTGGGGGAACGGAGCAGGTCGTTGAAACAATTGAGTGGAATATCGGCGTGAATGAACTCTCCGCTCTCGGGCCTCCTGAGAGCGGGGATATCATCACGCGGGTAGTCCAAGGGGTTAGCCATGTGTTTTCCGTGGAATGCCTTTCCCTTGGTGAAACCGCATGGGATTGGTCGGACCCCGGAAGAACACAGTATAAAATCTCATCCCGCAAGGATGGGGCTTCCGCGTTCGAAGTTTCTGAGCCAACCGGCTTTGACTTGGCCGGGGATGAGCTGAGATACTAGGGGGTGCTTTATGGCCAACGGTGCTAGCAGCTTTGTTAAAGGCCATAAATCCATCATAAAGATGCTGGCCAAGCTGCGGAAATCTGATGCAAAGAAGATAGCCAACTCGGCGGTGCTGGCATCAATTAGGGTGGTTCGTCAAGTAGCAAAGGGTAGATTACCCTCGGGTTACAAATACCTTGGCAGGTCCATTAAAACTGGTGCCCGGCGTAACTCTGGCCCCAATCTGTCCGACTCATTTAGAGTCGGTTTTTCTGTTGGTGTTAATAAGTCCAAACAGTTGGGCATTTCTAAGACGACGGCCCGTGGTCGCGGTGATGGAATAGGTATCTCCGCACGTAACGTTCATTGGCTTATCTTAGGGACCTCTCAACGTAGACATAGAAGTGGTAAAAATACCGGCAAGATGTCAATCGCCCCCGGATTTGGCCACTTCATGAAGCGAGCCTTTAACGCATCAGGTGCAGGAATGCGGCGGGCAATGGTAAAAACTGCAAAAACAAAAATTCGACAATACTTGGCCAAAAACCGTGGCCGTAAAGGGTAAAACATAATGGCTAAGATCAAGAGCAAAGGTACAGTCTTTCAGGTATCAGTTTCCAGCCTCCTTACAGCCGTGGCCCAGTTAACGGACATTTCGTTCTCTGGTGCGGAAGTTGAGACGTTCGACTGTACTACACTTTCCACAACCGATGCCGGTAAGGAGTACTCACAGACAGGGTACTCGGAGCCGGGTGAGCTGTCCATTGGAGGCTTCTTCGACCCATCCCTACATGGTACTATTACATCAAACATTACCACCCCCGCTGAAGTGGACTGTGCTGTTGTGTTTGCGGACTCAACAACGTGGACATTTAAGTCAGCGGGTATGTCCCTTGACTTCACCGTCGCTATGTCAGACGGTGTGAAATTTACTTCAACACTTACGTTGACCGAGCTACCCGGCTGGTAAGCAGGAGAGAATAGTGAAAGCCCGATTACTTATCACTTTAATGGCTACGAGCAGTACAGACCCCTCAATCGTTGTGGTTGAAAATGGGGTGAGATATGCACCAGCCGGTAGTGTCATCGAACATGTTGATGCTTACCGGCTGGTACATGGTGGTCTCGCAGAGGCTGCTGATCAAGAATGTATTGACAGAGTGGATGGAATGGACAAACACACTAAGGGTGACTTACGTAGAGCGCATGAGAAATACATGGATGCTCTTCAAGAAGCCCGAGATGAGTTGGTTCAAGATGAAGACGACGAAGACGATGACGACTTCGACGACGAAGACTAGATATAATTCAGCTTTTAACCCCGACTAAGATAGCAGAACAATGCCAAGTGTAATTACAAGAGAACAGTTCCTTACAAAAGCCCCAGTAACTATTCAGGTTGTTGCGGCCCCAGAGCTAGGTGGAATCGTTTACGTCAAGGGTATGACCGCCCGAGAGCGGTCAGCCTTTGAGAAGCAATTCCAGACCTCCTCAGGTAAGAGTAACAAACGCAAACTACAGGAGATTCGCGAACGCCTCGTAGTGGCATGCCTTTGCGACGAGGGCGGAACACTTATCCTCCGCGAAGAAGACGTTGGGGTCGTTGGATCTCAGCCCATCACCGTCGTCGAACGTATTGTTTCAGCAGCCCAGGGAGTCTGTGGCATGTCTGACAAAGACGTAGATGCACTAGTGGGAAACTCCGAAGAGACCGAGGAAGACTTCTAGCCTTCCGTCTGGCCAAGCTAGTAGGCACCGTCGATGTGGACGGCCTACTATCCACCATGACCCCAGACCAGTTCGATGAGTGGGCGGCCTACGATCAAGTAGAACCACTGTACCACACCGAACGAATGCTTGGTCTCATAACCTCAATGCTCTCCCACTACTTCAAGTGCCATTCGGGAGATTCAGAAATCGAACAGGTAGCAACCCCTTGGGTGGAGGAGGTGCAAGCGACCGCCTCAGAAATATCCGCTTCATATAAGGGAAGAAACAATGCCTAGCTTAGGTGATATGGTCGTCTCGATGAGAGCTGATGTTTCCCAGCTCGTAAAGTCGATGAAAACCACTGAAGACCGGATCGGGAGGGTTGCCAAAGCCTCTGATAAAGCGGGATCACGGGTTGCTGCCTTTGGCAAGACTGTTATGGCTTCTGGGGCCTTCCTTGCAATTGGTAAGGCTGTGAAGGGTTCGATTGGCAGCATGATCGAGTTTGACGACCAGATGAGAATGGTCGCCCAGCGGAGCGGTGCTACCGCCGACGAACTATCACTGTTAAGTACAAAAGCACAGGATCTCGGGCGTCACTCATCCTTTACGGCACTGGAGGTTTCGGCGATGATGACCTCACTTGGTACATCCAACTTCAGCCCCAAAGAGATTGACACCATCACCGAAAGCGTCATGCACTTGTCACGGGCTACAGGGACAGATGCCGCTAACTCTGCCATTTATCTTGGCTCAACCTTGCGTGTGTTTAATATGGATGCGACTGAAGCCAGTAAGGTGACGGACATCCTGACGTTTGCTGCAAACAACAGCTTAAATACGCTTGACGACATTGGTGCATCCATGAAATACACCGGCACGGTTGCCCAAGCAATGGGTGTATCCCTATCCGAAGCCACAGCGGCTACGGCGATGCTTGGTAACATGAACATTAGGGGTGAGCAAGCCGGTACCACTATGAGGCGTATCCTAACCCTTACAGGTTCGGACGCTGAACGCATGGCTGATATCTTCGGGAAGTCCTTCACGGATATTGACGGTA